CTCTTCATGGCCTGGTTCAACGTGGTTCCAAAACGTCTAACAGAATTGTCCCAGTATTTGTAAAAAGCGTCCCCGAAATTCGGCTCTGAATCACGATATTTATACAACCAAGCAGCATAGTTTATTAAAGGCCGTTTGTAATGCGGGGCAAAACGATATGATCTCTTAGGAGAATATACAGGGGCGGGTCTCTGGATATGATAAACAGTAATCGTATGTCCACTCGTACTGGGAGGAGGGTCCAATATGAGCTGAAACCGCCCCTGTGGATTTATGATATAGGCATCTCCAGAAGTCCAGTCGTTATTTGTCCCCCCAAATAGTGCGGTTACTAAAGCGGTTGTGGACGTAATGGCAAGGATAACACCGTGGCTTCCGTCCGAGGTGTTCTGTACAAAGTCTCCTATATTAACCGTGGTTGTCGAGAAAGCCCCCGCCGTATCCGTAAGAGTACATTCACCATTAGCCACCGCTCCGGCAGATGTAGTAGTTCCCGTAATCTGGGTTAGTGCTGGAGCATCTATGATGCTAAATTCACTTGGTATCGCTACCGAGTCATCATTATCTGCAAGAATGATCTCTTCATATGGTTTGAAATAGATGAAATAATCATCTGAACCGTTGTTGTATTTTATAAAACTCCTGTTCGTTTTATCGGTGAGATAGAGTTTCAGAAAGTCAGCGGGAAGATAGTAATCAAGATCGTCTGCAACGGTGGTAATGGTTGCTGAAGTGCTAAAGGCATTGATCCTGTCAGCCGTGGTAAGAGCCGCTTCATAGAGATAATCGTAGTTGGACTTGGTGTCTAACCATGTTCCAGACGAAGTTTCGCTCAGGAGCTGTTGTAACTCTCTGGTAAGGGTGGCGCCATCCATTTATGCCCTCCGTAAATACTCGACATCCGTCGATTCTCCTAATATCTTGGATGAAATTTTATACATCTTGTCCATCTGATCCCGGCTAATCTTTCCGTCCTTGATCTCGATCCCGCAGGATTTGGCAAATTCTGCCTGACATTCGGAGGTAACCTTAATACAGGATTCCTTCATCCTCTTTGCTTCCTCATGGGAGTCGATAAGCCCACGATCCCTTTCCGATCTCTTAGGATGGGCATCCTGGAGTTCCTTAATTAACTCCTTACGCATCTTCTCAAGATCGTCCGTCTGTTTTGCGTCAAGTTTAGGCGTATCTCTCTTTATCGCAGTGAGCCTTTCCTCTTGCTGACGGAGTTTTTCCCTGCTTTTGGCGCGTACCATGTGAGGAATTGCCTCGTCCTCAAGGGACTTTTTAAGCTGAAAAGTCTTTTTCTTGAGATCTTCCACGTTCTGATCGAGATACCATGCAGGGTACTCCGACCTGATCTTTCCGGCCCTGTCTCTGTCAACATCTCCAAAAATCTTCATAAAACCCTCCTTCTATTATGCGGTTCTTTGCCAGATATACATATCCACACTTCCTATGGACATCCAAACACCAGAATCAACTGCCGACCATGTTCCGAAACCAAAGAGGGTTCCAGGATTGGTTGAGACATTTCCCACAAACACCGATCCTATGGGCCATACTCCTTGAGCACCCGCCATGGCTTCACCACCCGAAGTCCCAGTTACGATACGGGAAGGTTCCGGCTTGGAAACCCTTGTGACTTTACCTGTTATCTGATTTTGTTGGATGTTCATTTTTGCTTAATATTCCCGATATCTCTGGTTATCTTTTTAATATCCATCCTGTTCAACGGCCTCCGTTCTTTCTTCTCGACATGGGCAACTCTGTCTCTAACTTCTTCATTCATAAACTCACTCGGCCAACCGTTGTTTTCCATGTTGCGGGCAAATTCGCCGATGTTTTTGCCCTTCCACGTTTTTTTACCTTTAATGATTATCTGAAAAGCCATTTATCCCCGCTGTGGAAAACCTGGGGAAAGAGAAATTTCCCCATCCCCAGGTTGTTTGTTATTATGTTCCACCCACAATTTCACCAAGTTGGCTGTAGTTATCAACAAAGAAGAATGTGGCAGGGATAGTACATTCAGTACCATCAGACCCAAACTGAATATCAGCCGCATTGGAGGCAAATTGGTTTCCTGCTACAATCCCAGTGGCAGTAGCCCCAACAATGCTGATAAATTTACCATAACCACCACCAACATGTGCGGGTAAACCATCTGCAAACACATTGTTAAGAATACACATGTTGTAACTTGCGCCTAAGTTAAAGGCGATGTCACAATCTCTGCCTGTGGTAACTCCACCAAAGAAATTGTTGCGAATCATCAAGTTAATGGAATTTCCGCTGGTCGTTCCCATCGCAATACCGCCAAGGCAATTATAGATAACATTGTTCTCTATAGTTACCTCACGACACGACCCAAGACCGATAGCGGCAGTGGTTGTGGTTGCTCCGAAAGCCGGGTGGTTTTTATCGTTTTCTATTCGACATCCACGAATTGTTAAACCAGCCGAAATATACAATTGACTTGTATCATGAACCGCATTGACTATACATTTGAGAGTTGCAGCAGTTCCACCAGTCAACGTCAAACGCATATTCTCAAGCAGTAAACCAGCCCCCTGCACATCAATTAAATGATCCGTAACAACTGAGGGTTTTATTTGAACCCCAGTCTGGCTACTTGTACAACCTTCGTAACCGGCACCAATAATACTCATGTTTGGTTTTGTTTTTGGGATAGTAATATTATCCACGTAATACGTCTGGGCTGATGCCGTAGTCATTCTTGGCCTAACGTAGACTACTCCACCCCTGGTTGAATAACCAACCGCAATAGAAGGAAGAGTTGTGGCATCATCCGGGGAAAGCGCACCGTTTCCAGCAGAACCATTATCCCCATCTACAAAGAAAATGTTTTCCGTATTCCACATATCCATAAGTCTTGAAGCCCCAATATTAGGGGTTGCAAAAATCCCGTGCCGAAATCGTGATACTGTCATGTTATTCTCCTTTCATTCAGGACGCCTGCCCTGTCATCATGCACGCGTAGGGGGAATTTAACCCTCCAGTTATCCGTAGCTGGCAGGCGCACCCCTCGTCAGAGCACGCCCGCCCTTTTGTTAGTGTTCTTAATTCCTTAATAATTACACTAACTTACAGTATGACCGAACAGCATTCTCCATTCAATCGGACCCGCACCCAGTCTGTAATAGATCGAAATCTCGGTCATCAACGTATCGAAGTCTATTTTCGTATTCGTCTCCGGCTTGATCCGATCTATGAACAGGTTGAACCGTTTCAACATGCGGCTGTCGGCCATATACCAGTTCTTTGTTGACGTATCGTCTAACAACCGACATGCGATAACATTGAAACGTCCCCTCTGGACGTTAGCGGTTCCTTCTGCGCTGTAGAGTCCTTTCTCCGTTCCGTTAATCTCTGCCATCTTGTCGGCCAGTGAATCGGGAACAATAACGGTATCGGGATTAACGTCAATCCTTTCTCCGATGTCGTTCTTGAAACGCCTCATCAGAAGCCATGTAGCAGATAAAGAAGATGCAGACAGGGCAGAAGTCCCGGAGTTATCGAATCCAGTAGTTGTGGGAACCCCTGACTTCGTGGTATGGGACGAACTGCACCAGGAAACACCTTCTTCAGAGGTTAAGAATGTAAACGCAGAGGAAAAAGCGTTATTGAAAACATCGAGTCCTGCCTTTTCCCTGGTTCTGAAAGCGGAAACAAACAAACCCTCAGCGTTTGCCTCCATCACTGGAAACTTCTTGTCATCAATGAACTTTCTTTCGAAGACAAGTTTAGCGCCGTATTCCTTGGGTTCAATCCTGTTGTAGTACCCAGGAAAAACGGACAAACTCTGAAGGGCACCGTTAAACTCAGGAATATCAGGAACAGCACCGACAGCGGCAAACTCTTCCACGTTGCTATCACTTTTCATAACCCTGAAAAGCTGCTCAATGCGGGATTCTGACTTTGCCAGGTCTGCCCAAACGTTTTCCTGAATCTCACGGATTCTTTTATCGAATAACCGTGGAAAACTTGAGCTGGTAATAGGATTTGCCATCGAAATAAACCTCCTTTGTCCTGTAAGTTAGTCAAGAACACTTCTGTTAAAATCGAAATGAGGAGCCGTAAACCTGAACTGAGCGGTTTCTTTCCCGGCCGTTCTCAAGTCGAGCTTGTAGATTATTACCTGGAAAGTGGTGTTAGAACTTATGCTAACCGTATTGTCGATATACAAACCGGGGCCTCCAATATAGATTTCAGAGAATCCCTGTTTGAAT